CCGTTGCATTTTTCCTTATCCGGTGTGCGTCTGATCGTTCTGACTTCTTCGCCAGTTACCGTCCACCCCGTAGGCTTGATATAATTCAACACATCGCCTATGGTCTTTGTCTGCAGGGCAGCAATATCTGCTGTTTTCAGATAATATGATTCCTTCCAATCATCCATATTCAATTCACAGGTAATCGTGGCCTGCGTGATCAGCTTGTTTACACCCTTGATAAGATAGAGGTTATCCTCTGTCCTTACTTCTGCCTCGGTCTTTAAATACGTAAATAACTCTGAATCTGGCGGAACATCAAAAGAGAGCGTTTCTTCGCCCTCTTCGTCCTTTTCTACATATGCGTTCGTGGCTACTGTGATAGGCAGCCATCCGTCTTGTGTCTTGACACTTAACATATGTCACCTCCTATAGATATACTGGGCTGTAATACATCACCACATCAGTGTTTGTGTTACTCACCGTGATGATGTGGTCGCCCGGTCCCAAACTGGGAAACTTGGTAAACATTGCATCAGAATATTTGTTTTTACCATCTTCTGTTATGAGCATACTCTCACCATCCAGGATTATCTTCTTAGCGGTATGGATATTACGTATCGTATATCCTCCTACTGTGATCTCTCCATTGTAATGGGGGGTTATCTCATAGCGGATACCGGCTTTATACGCTCCTTTAATCGTTATCATATTATCGGTACGTGTTAGATTAAAGCGCCGCTCTGAACCTTTCTTTATGACGGATAAATGGTATGTTATCTCGTAATTACAAGCACCCAAGTGTTTTACTTCTGGTTGGCCAGATAAAATGCAATCGTATCGGTAACCATCTTCTATGTCAATCATAGAGCGTTGTCTCAATTCCTGCAAGAAACGCCCTGGGTTGTCATCGTTATCAAACACAATAACAAGATTCATTGGTTTTGGTTCGATTGATTCAGAAATCATCGTATGCCGGTAGTCTGTAGATTTTATGGTTCGTGAAAGAGAAGGAGGCATATATGTGAATGAAACAAATATACCGCCGTACATTTCCAGTCGTTTTTCATTTATCCTCATATCCTACCTCCATCCGAGCTCTTCCGAAATGTCATTCACAGTGGCGTGCGCAAACTCTTTTCCATTGATATAAAGAGGTACATTAAGCGTAACGGCACCAGCGTTCCCCTTACCATAGATTTTCTGAGCTGTATATTCCTCGTTTTCCTTTGCGGTAAGCACACGTTCGCCTTTATGCAACCGCGCATTGTATCCATCATAAGGGACATAATCAAAACCCGTCGCGTATTGTGAAACCCACTTGCCAGCTTGGTTTGTAGGTCTTTCATAAACCTTGGAATACTTCTCAACATAATTAGTTGTAACAGTAACTTCCTTATCTTCTGGATTCCACCGGTCCCAATGTCCAAACATTTTTGTCCATTTTGAGACAACTTCACCTGTTGAGATATCCACCTTATCTGCTAATTCAGAATGAGCAGACATAAGTTTATCAATACCTTCTTTTTTTGTCTTTTTAGCCGCCTCTACGGATTTTTCGTATTCTTCGTTTGCGCTCTTTATGATTTCTTCTGCTTTTTCTTTGTATTTTCCACCTTCAATAGTTTTTAATTCTTCAGCTTGTCGCACAAGTTCATCACGCTTTCTACCAGCTGATTTTACGGATTCTTTTTCAAGTTTATTCATTTCTTTAATGGCATTACCTGCCATTTCTGCAGTGATACGAGTGCTGCTAGAATTTAATCTATTTAATATGACTTCTTGTTCAGCCTTATTACTCGACATAGCTTCTACTGCCTCAGTTTTCATCTGATCGTAGAGTTGATCAATACGTTCCTGTTGACTCTTTGTAATCTTACCACCATTATCTTTAATTTCCTTGTAAATACCTGTTATTTGATCTTTCAGGTATTTTGTTTTATCAATCCTGCCCTTGTATCCATCGTTAACTGTTTTCATAATCTCTTTTTGTTCTTCAGAAGTTATTGCAGTGGTAGAATCAAACATTTGTTGATATCTGCTGACAGTTCCTTCTTTTTGTTTTTCAATAGAAGATGTCACTTTATTTGCCATGTCATCAACCTTTCCCGATATCTTTCCGACGCTTTCATCTGTTACTTTTGTAATACCCGTATACATATCCATAGAGAATTGTTGTGCATCGTTTGAAAGTTTAAGATACGATGACAGTTGTTTTTCTGTTTCTTCACTAATTCTAACCGTATGAGCTCCTACAGCGTTTCCAGCGTTATCATAATCAATAACAGTACGGTCAGCGAATAAGTCAATACTAGGAATTACATCTTGTTGCAAATTATCGTATACTGCTTTGCCCGCTAGAGCTAAGACGCCAATTGCCGCCACAGCCCCTGCCGCAGGCAGTACCAAACCACCAAGTGTGGATACAACACCGGTTAATGCAGTAGTGCCACCAGCAGCTGCAGTTGTCATCCCTGCAGCACCAGCTGTAACTTTCGCCAAACCGCCTGCTGCTGTAGCTCCAGCAGGTGCTAACTTTGATAGTAGCCCACCAAATTTTCCAATAAGACCGCTGCTAGATGCCAGCGAAGATCCCAACTTCCCTATGAGTGGAATGCCTTTGCCTATAAGTTTCGTTGCTCCGGATACAGCAGGTGCCAATTTCGTAAAACCTGTTACTAGAGAACCAGTGATTTTCAGCAATGGACCAAACGCAGCAACCAGAGCTCCTACCTTCACGATAAGCTCCATCGTTTCCGGTTTCATCTTCCCTATTTTCTCCGCAACCTTACCGATGAGGTCAGCGGCCTTTTCCAGCATTGGAGCCATAGCATCTCCTAGCTTCGTAAGTGAGTTCTTAGCTTTGTTCAGTGAATTGCTGAACTTCGCACCAGTGGTTTCATTAACACGCTTGAATGCTTCATCTGTTGCACCTGTAGCATCCTGCATTTTTTTTAATTTCTCAGTGAATACATCATGCTGTGCTCCGCTCAATGCCAGAGCCAAGGTCTGACCTTCGATTGAACCGATATAAGATTGTAATGGTTTGCCACTATCTTTTGCTGCCTTTGTGATGATGTCGATAGTGCCTTGCAGACCTTTTCCCTTGATCATAGCTTCGCCATTTTCGTAGCCGTATTTTTTCATGAGTTCCGCCATACTGTCTGTAGGTGCCATCAATGCCTGGAGGACACCACGCAGCTGTGTAGATACCTCTGCTGCGTTTCCAGTTACGCCAGTAGCTGTGGCCATAACGCCGAATAATTCTTCCTGGCTTACATTCAACTGCTTTGTTAAAGGCACTACTCTTCCGATTGATCCAGCCAACTCCGGGAATGTCGTCTGTCCCAATTTCGCAGTAAGGAAAGCAAGGTCAGAAACCTTCTGGTTCGCGGCTGCCGAAGTATCGCCATATCCCTTCGTTACCGCTGATAAAAGGTTGATACTGTCAGTTACCTCTGCATTACCGGCTTTCGCTCCTTTTGATGCGATTTCCAATATCTTTGCACTGTCTGCGGTATCGCCAAACGCTGAAACGACCTGATATAAGCCATCGCTGATATTGCTTGTAGCCAATCCTGTATCATTGGATATCTTATAAACATTCTGTTTCAGCTCTTCCGTTCTTTTATTGACCTGTTCTACTGAACCATCCAATAATGTTGACACAAGTCCCATGTTTTTAGATAGATCCATGCTCAGCTTCCCTGCAGCAGTTCCTGCAGCAAGCAGGGGAACTGTAAGTAATTTCGTAGCCTGCCCTCCTACTTTTGACATGTTCTGTCCTACTTTAGCAGTGGATTCAAGCTTCTTTGATACATCCTTTGCCTGAACTACTGCCTCCGCTTTGACGCTTTCCATGTCTTTTTTGAAGTTTGCAATGTCAACTTTGATTTTTGTAATCAGAGGTGCCAGTTCAAGGCCTCCCATTAAGCTCATGTCATGACACCTCCTTTGAATGCATGTACTGCTTGCAAGTCTGCAGAAGTCGTCTGCAGTCTGATCAAATCTTTCATGAATTTTCTGCCTGCTTCTGAACGCATATTGTTATACATCCACGCATCTTTTCGATAGAGCAGGAAAAGGCTATACGGCTGCTCCATGACTTCATCAAATGATAGTCTGGTATAATCACTAATAGCTTTCAACTCACCGCTCATAGTTTGATACTTGCCCTCCCACTCCTCCGTACTGAAATACTTTTGAATGATTGCATCGCGTATCACAGGATCAGATGGGAGTGGGATTGCTAGTTTGGGTCGTTCAATGCTTTACGTGGAAGCAGGACACATTCTCTGTAGATTCTGGAGATTGCCCCAGCAGGAAGGTCATATACATCCTTCTCTGTGAACTGTTTGCCACCGGTGTTCTTATTCAGAAGCCACAAAACCATTTTCAGTTCGTCTTGCTGTGTCGTATCTTCGTTCGCCTCATACTCAGCAACTTTCTTCATATCACGATAGGAAAGTTCTGGAAGCTTGACTAATTCCCCTTTGATGAGGAAATCTACCGTTCTGTTGGCATATACTGATAAATCAATTGGTTTCATTCTGTTCCTCCTTCTTCCGGTGTTACCGGTGCATCTTCCATTTCTTCTTCAAACTCACATAGCCAGTCTTTCTTTTTAGCTATTGCATTCAGCTGTGCGTCAATCGTCAATTCCTTCTGACTGAATTCCAACGAGAACCCATTTCCGCCCTGTGCAATGGCGGTAAAGCGCAATTTCTTGCCACCTTTTTTAGTGTGTACGAATCGCACCAACACTGTTTTTAAATCTTTGTTACCACCAAATACGAGCGTTCGTGTCTTCTTTTCTTTATCATCTGTAAAAACCGCTGTGGAAAGCAACGCAAGCTTAGCCAGCGACCAGCTAATGATACCGGTTTTGATTGCCATGTCTTCACCGATTACAAACCTTGCAACGATTTTTCCGAACCAGTCCTTTACATCGTATATCTCGGGTTTGTATTCCAAGGAAAACCCGCCGGAGCAATGTCCTACATTGTGCTCATCTGTTTCGATTTCTGCATGTACCGGAATTTCTGTTCCATTAAACTCATACATATACAGCTCGCCAGTGCCTAGCAGAATTTCTTGTGTTTTTTCTTCCATATCTTACCTCCATAGTAAATTGAAAAGAGTGGGATATTCCCACATGTTTGTTTCTGAATTGAACAACCATCCACCGCCGGAAACCTGTGCTCTTACAGCATAGTCTCCCATAACGATAGATGGTTGCTGTTCATCTGTATTCAATGCCTGAATGACCTTATCACGAATTTCCAAACACTCTTCCATGTTCCCACTGATCACCCTTACTTCCAACTGACACTCCTTCACAGCCCCCTCGTTATAAGGCGATATCTTGTAAGTCATAGCAGGGAAAGGACCGTAAGTAAACGCTGGAGATACATCCATGCCTGTGATGTGTTCCAGATACTCTCTGATTGCATATTCGATCATCACTTACCTCCCAGCACTTTCAGCACTTTAGCCTTGTTTTCGTCCCTTGCAGGTTCTAAAAAAGACCGTGGCTTCATGCCATCAGTCTTATAAAACTTCTTTCCCTTTTTCCCATACACAATGACCACCTTCCCTTCAAACGTCGGCCGTTTCGTTCCGGCGTATTCATCTACAGGAACATACCACGGTGTCTTTCTACCATCTCCATCTTTTGCATGAACGCCGGTTCCTTTTTCGATATATGGCGCATAATCCAAATTACTGTAGATACGCCCTGTGATGTCTTTCGCAGTCACTGAAACATCATGAGTTATTGAAGCTCTCAAATGACCGTAATCCACTATATCAGCACAGTTTATTTTAGCTGCACGTTCAATAATAAGACAGCCACGTTCAACATTATGCTCCATCTCTTTAAGCATCTGCAAGGTGACGTTGTCAACAGACTGGCAAAATTCCCTGTTATCATCATCCATAAAGGTCAATCCTTTTCAGTATGAGCGTAGTCTGTCTTCCAGAAGTGTCAAAATCCTGTACCTCATAATGCTGCGTGTCTATGTCAATGCGGTATTCTTTGCCCACATCAAAATCCTTAGACATCGTGATGCCGTTGTGCGTACTGTCCTGGTATTTGACCGTGTTTATATTTTTGTAGCTGCTGTTTTTGTAAACAGCCACCATGATACCCCCAATCGGCACATAATCATCCGTTTTTGCGCCAGATTTTCCTTTTTTTGTTTTATTGACAAGCAGAGTCGCTGGTAACATATCTGTAAATATGCTCATGGTAGACTCCTGTACTTTCTCAATGCTCGGCGGATAGATTTTGGTATGTCTCCGCTGTATGTTTCGCTTGTTCCGGCTTTTGAACTGCTCGATAGACCTTCATTTCCAGTAAGAATGAGCCTATAAACACATAAATCAGAGACTGGCGTAACTATCTTTTCATCGATGTCGCCTTCACGATAATTTATATAATCTAAAGCGTCATTAATGGCATCATTTACTGTATCATCAACATATGGCTGATCAATGTTTTTGATATGCGGTTTAAAACTCAATTTTGTTGCAACCTTTTGTTTCAGCTCTTTCTGATCCATGATTCCCCTCCTTTGGAAAAGAGGGAATGGTTACCCTCTTGAAATAATACGTGCGATTGGGATAGCTTTGTGGCTGATATACTTGCTTCCTCCGGCAGAGCTGTCATTTACTAAAGACCAGTTTTTACCGTCGGCCATTTCCTCATTGGTAGGGGATAAAGATGCCTGCTGTTTCTTAAGGTAAGAAATTCCGTTTACCGCCACGGCTGTACGTTTACGGCTAATCAGCGTGTCTTCTCCACCATTGACCTTCGCCTCGCGTACCATTTCATATGGATGTTTTACGCTTAACGGCTGGAAGGAGATCGCTTTGTCACCCAGCACGTAAGTTGTATACTTTGTATATTCCTCTGTAGCGGGTACATATCCTTCCTCTCCCTCATTTCCCTGTGCCTCCTTTGCAGGGACGGTTTCGCTAGGCATGGAATCATCAATAATAACTAATTTCCCATTCCATGTCCCCATTCCGAGGTCACGCTCAACACCGCTTGCGTCCGTATATTTAAGGTATGCAATCAGCTTGAGATTTTCCAGATTCGTAGAAACAGAGCTGTGCATGATAACAAGCTTAAAGATATCCTTGTTGTCACCACAAGCCCTCTGCATTGTGTCATTCAGCGATGTTGGACCAACTTTCGCAGCTTCGTCGGATTTTTCTGAAATATCGTTTGTGTGCGCTGTGATAAACTCTGTGTTTTTTGCTCCGGTCATAGAGTAAACGCCTTTCAGAATAGCTAGGATACTATCCTGGTCTTTGTCATTCCAGAATTTCATGATTTTGGTACGAACGTTTGCCATGAAATCGACACCACCGGTAATCTCGTAAGAGAAATCCTTTTCCGTCCATCCGTGCATGCGGCCAAATGTAAATACACCCTGTTCAAATGTGGTTGTAGTTGAAGTTGTTACATCAGTTTTACCGTCATAGTTATCTGGGTCACCCTCCAGATTGCCATAAAATGGAATGATACCGTATGCGGTATTGGTCTGATTGCCAAACAGATCCAGCAGGCGCTGGTCCTTTGTAATTGCTCCTGATTCCAGTAGTTTGTTACGCTTTACATCAGGAATGGCATTCATGTATTTTCCGAATGCCTCTTCATTGAAAATCTTAGCATCAAATTGTGTAGTCATATATCATCTTCCTTTTTATTCGCCGTTTTCCAGCTGATTAACAAAATCTTCGTAAGACATATCCTCTGGCTTTTTATCTGGATCATCACCTTCTGGCGGTGTCTTCCCGGTTTTTGTCTTAAACATATCTTTGTATGTTTCTTTCAGGCTTTTAACCTGGTCTTCCAATCCTTCAACAGAGCCGTCTTCTTTGATTTTCAGCTTTGTTCGGTCAATTTTTCCTGACATCAAGTCCGGATGAATTGCCTCCTCCAATGCTTTTTCGATTGCTGCATCAAACTTCATATTAGCGATTTCGGCATCATATTCCTTCTTTGCCTTTTTGTTCGCTTCCTGAGCAGCCTCCAACTGATTTTTTAGGTCTTCGACCGAACCGGCTTTTTTCAAATCCTCCAGCTGTTTGTCACGAGCTTTAACGTCCTTGGTGAGCTGTTCCTTAGCATCGACAACAGTGTTGTACTCATCTTTGGACACAACATTGTCCGGCGCCTGTTTGTTGATTTCTTTGATTGCTTCAGTGAGATTCAGTTTTCCATCTTCTCCTATGTGCTTTTCAATGATTTTTTTTATCCATTCCATATATAACCTCCATAGCATTTATATACCGCTCGCGTGCGGTTTGTAGGTCTGCCTATACCCGGCAGTCGATAAAATAAAAACACGGCTCTCCGTGTCATTTCAGATGATTGCAAAAATACGGCAGTTTCCGCTGTGGCGGGTCCTTCATATAGGTCACCTCTCTTTCAGTCTTTCCACAAAAAATGCAGGTCCGCTGTATCTTCTGCGTCCTGCACTTCAATCTGTTATCACAGTATTCATCCTGTATCATTTCTGCATAAGCATGTTGGCATCTATTCCCTATCTTTTTCCAACTCATCGTATTGCTCTTGTGTGATTTTTCCAGCCACAAGCAATTTATCATGCCTATCTTTCCTCATGATTTTAGCAAGCCGCTTGTCTTCATCGGTAAGTTCAACTTTCCCTATAACTTTAGGCATCAAGGGTTCGTATAGCTTCATTCTATTGTACTCATCAATGTTTTTATTGCTCATTTTTATCAACCTCCACAAGATCAATATATGTTTTTCCGTTTAACTTTTCTATGTTGACAGATTCAAATTCCGTATCTCGCATAAACAAAATTTCATTTTCCTCAGGATTGACACTTCTTATATCTCTCCCGTTTTTTGAGTAAATCGTTATCTGTACTTCTCCATCTTCATTATATACCTCATTCATTGAAGATGAAACATATTCTTTGTATTTAACTTTGTTTCCTACCTCATGCATTTCTATAAATTTTTTTCTGTCTTCATCGTGCAGAAAGTTAAGTGACCGGTTTACTACTCCTTGTATAGCAGGTATTTTGTATAAGGCTTTATCAAGGCTATTGATCCACTTTTTATCACTCTCTGATAGATCATACCCATTTCTCAACTTATCGTTCAGCACATAAGCATCCGGGCTTACATATTTGACGATTGCAGCATTCTCAGCTTCCGTCAATTTTGGTGTTTCATCATCCAACACTGGAAGCCATGTACATCTGCATCCTGGGTGGCACGGAAGAATTGGCGCTTTATCGATATCGTATTCTTTCTCATGGTTCGCACCGCATATCTTACAAGTGCGTTCATCCTCAGCAGCCCACCACTGCACCTTTTTGACACCTGCATCTTTGTAACCGCGCAATGCACTTCGGTTCATGTAATTTATCGTTTCAGTGCGTACGAGGCGATGCGCTACATTAAAAGATTTCTGCATGACGTTTGACAACTGAACAGCTGTTTCTGTAACTGTCTTCCCAGTCGCTATGAAATTGTTGATAACACCATTCATATTACGTTCCAGAACACCCATGTCATTCCACAGTCTTTCACTGAAAAACGAACCGTGCCAAGGTGATCGTAGCATTTGCTCCATTTCTTTTTTGTTGGGAAAGGAAAAATTATCAATCCCTAGCGATTCCATGACATTTTTATAAACTGCCCTTCCTGCAGTCTTCATGCGTGAGGTCTGCGACTTTTCGATGGATGTACCAAGTTTTTCTATTTCCTGAAATATAGCCCCTTGCTGGCCAAGCAGCTTGTTAAATCGGTATTGCTGTGTTCGTGTAAGCTCCCCAGTCTTTTCGGCTTCTTCAGCCAACGCATATAGCTCTCGTTTGATGCTGGATGAAGTCTTTTCATACATTCTCAGCAAATCGCGATTTTGCTCTTCTACATTATTGTAAGTCCTCCACGTTTCCTTAGCTATTCGGTTTTCCCAATATTCACTATTCTGATATAGTTTACTCTTCGCCATCTTCTGCGCCTAAAGGCACTCTATCCTGAAACGAATGTCCTTCACTTTCCATCAGTTCTTTTTCTTTTTCCACATCATCAACATATGGATGGTTGGTTAAATATGTATTTTGGGAAATATTAGCACTGGAAGCGTTAAGATTGTTAATCTTCTCGGTTTCGTTTATCTTCATATCAAGATTAAACGTGATGCTTATTTCTTCTGTGTGCTTCGCATCCAGGAAGGAATCTATGAAATACAGTAAGTCTTCAAAGGCAAATGTCACATGCATCACCATTGCATCAGCTTTCAAATTCAGTCCAGAATACATAAATTTGAGAGCCACACCGGATGGGGCGTTGCCAAATTTATCCAAATCCTTGATTACTCCCTGCCCTGAATCAACGATATCTCTTTTAAGCTGCTCATAATGCTCTCTGAGCGCCGTTATATCCATAGTGGGCGTAAGTGTCGTTACGCCTGAATTATCGTCCTCGTCGTCTGCATCAAGCACGAGAGCACGCTTTTCGTTGATATCGCTTAAGAATTTTTCAAGATTATCACCTTTATATCCCTTAAGGATAAAGATAAGATTTTTTGTTTCTTCCACGTAGTTTGCAGCTTCGCTCCGTGATTTATCATAGTTATCAATAAGCGACTTAACGAATTTGATATCCGGTAATTCAATATCGTTATTTTTCACCGGTATCCAGGGCACTTTCCCCCAACTACACCACTCTTTTCCGTTTTTAAAGTGAACCACGGTGTTACCTGCATCATCAACGTTCTTTGCCATATCCAGAATATAGTCTTCGCCTTCTCTCACTCTGCACACATATCCATCAGCTGTCCACGTTTCCACGTGAGTTCTGTATTTCTTTACGCCGCCGTCATAGTAGACTGTATCATAGATATAATGCATAGCCTTTAGTTCTTCATGATTATTGTCTGTCCACTCTGGTAAGCACTTACTGGCAGGGACAAGCATAATTTTAAATTTGCCTTGCTCATCAACGTATGGATGCCACCACGCTATGCCATGATTACTGGCAGCGTATCCAGAACGCATCAAGAAATGTTTAAATCGCTTGCCGAGTACATCCTGCACACTTTTTAGATAGACCTTATCCTTACAATCGAGCGTATATTCCTTCGCAAATATGTATGCTACTTTTTCGTCCACCATGTTTTTGTAGGATGCATGTGCGAGCTTATTGTTGGCTTTGTTTTTTTCTGGCACTGTCTTGCCGTCAACAACACGCTCCATTTTACGTTTTTTTATATCGTTATCTACTGCATAATAACGGTCGCCGATATACATCCACTCACGTCTTTTACTGTTGAGAAATTCAGACACCAACTCTTTTAAGTGATCCTCGTAACGTTCTTTGTCTTTCATTGCCATTCTTGCTGCTTTCACTCCCTTCCGGATTTTTCTAACGATTCCCAACGTATCACCTCCAAAATAAAAAGGTCTATAGCGACCTCATACCTACATGCTTTTTTAAATCTGATACCTCATAATCATCCAACGCATACCAAATGGCTGATAATGTGTGAGGGTCAATATTGAACTCATCTTCGATAATCTCACCATCTTTATCTACTTTAAAGGTAAGCTCCTGCAGTTCATCAACTGTGTTGTGGCATTCATCTGAGCATATGATTTTTTTAAATCGTTTTACCTTTTTAGTGTATACGTATCGTGAACCGCTGAATTTTTTGCATTTCTTCATACGGATTCCCTTTTGCTTATAATACTTGATTGCCTTAGGCTCTGCGTTATCTGATTTAATGAGCTCCCCAGATTCGGCAAACTCTTTTATATCCTCGAATATTTCAGGGTCTGTTTTATCCCTTGAATAATACTCCCAGTAAATATACAAAATCTTGTTTTCATGGTCTATTGCCAGTCGTAATAATGCGTTGTACGAGGTAACGAAGCCAAAGTCCATACCATTTTTGAACATGGGGTCGTGTATCTGTTGTATGAGATCCATTACTTCTTCATGTGGTTTTGTTTCAAATTGTGGAAATACTCTCTTTCCGTTGGTTCCGAACATCCCCCTGCGTGCTATCCTGTATAAATCTGGATCATGGCTTTTTAAGTCATCCAACTGCTCGATGTAATCATCCGGAACAAAGTAATTATCATCAACCGTACTATGGTGATAGTATATCTTTCCCTTACAGATAATCCGCTTCTCATAAAGTTCTTTGTCACTCAAATAGAAGAAGTGTTCTTTTTTATCCTCAAAGAAATACTTATAGCACCAGTTTGCCTTGCTAACTGGGTTTGTCGATAGGATGATGTGGTTACTCAAAGAAGGATGTCTCAGACGTCCTGTAATCTCCTTGAAGCCTTCATATTTAACTTCTGAGCATTCTTCTATCCAGACAATCGAAACACCGTTCAGAGACTTCAGCTTAGCTGGTTTATCCATTCCCTTGAAAATGATTTTGCTCCCGTTTTTGAATTTTACTTGCATTGGCGAAGCAGTAAAGCTCATCAAATGATCAACGCCCATGTTCTCTGCTATTTCTTGCAATAAATCATAGCAAGATTCACGGATAGTTTCAAACACTTCTCGTACAACTAAAGCCTTGCGTTTTTCTGCCAGAAGTTTGCTGAGAAGTTTAACTCCCACGTGATAACTTTTCGACGAACCGTATCCGCCGACCAGAAAATAAAATTTGCTTTCCCAGTCGTTTACAAAGTTGATGAAGTGGTCGTTTAACGCAACGTTAATCTGCTTTGTCATTTTCTGCACTTGCTGGTGTGAAAGTGATATTTATGTCCATGTCGTTATCGCCCGCAACCTTCTCCAGCCGTTTCATTAGCTCTTTTCCAGCATCTAACCTTTCTTTCAGCGCTGCGTCCAATCCAAACTGGTCCTTTTCAACTCTACGCATGACCGCAGTATAAAACTCCATGACTTCTTTAATGTCAGCGATTTTCTTATCTTCGACCTTTTTCATGACCTTTTTCATATATTCTTGGACGCTAACGTTTGTTAACAGACGAGCAGCACCAGCTCTTGCTCCTTTAGGGCTATATCCCGCTTTTATGTACGCATCAGTTTGTGAAAGGTTATCCTTACACAGATACAGCACAAATGCCTTTTGTTTCTCACTTATTTTCACGAGCTATCATCCCTTAATAAATCAGCAAGGAATTGTACCACGTCTAACGCTTTATCAAAGTAATAGCTATCTTTCTGCTTTTCTCCATCTGCATCCATGTATGTTGTAAATACTGTATACTTTGTGCATATGCAATCGTATTTATCAGAATAGAATTGTGACCTATTGATACAATACACTTTGCCTTTGGCTTTTAATGCCTTCTGCAACTTGTTTATTAAGGTATTTATATTATTGCTCATTAGATCACTCTCCTTTCTTTTTTATGTCGCTGGCTTAATCAAATCCCCTGCCCCCTGTGCAACTATATCAGCATCTGCATACTTTAATCTTTGTTTTACGATACTATCATAAGCTGCCATTATCTTAGGCATCTGTATTGCCATCCAGTCTATCATTTCTTCATTAACGGCCCATGCCTCGTGTGCAGCGCTGCTCTGGTCCATACCAGATTCAAACAAAAAGGCGTGTATCAGTTCGTGTCTCAATACATGCCTCTGCATTTCTTTCAGATTATCTGTTTTATATTCCGCCGGAATGTCTTTTTGCTCACTTATGCGGATTTCTTTAGTATAGAAATCTGTTTCTCCTCCTCTACTATCAAGGGAAGGAACATATTTTATTCTATATACTGTCCCTAACACGTTTACCTTCATTTTCTTTTTCTCCTATATTCCCAGTGTCTGCTTGCATCATATCCAACTGTGTTTTCAGTCCGCCTGCGTGCGTTTTCTGCATCCAGCGCCTTACGCTCTGCCTTGTACCACTCACAGTCTCCGTGGCATCCTGGATGGCGTTTAGGGCAGTCTTTACACACTGTGATCATCCTCTAGTACCTCGTATGTCTTTTTAAAGATATCTGGCTTGCATGGATATAGTTCACCTCTTAAGCCTCTTATGATGTAATCTCCAGCTCTGGCTATCATCGTTCCTTCAAGCGTCTTTATTTCACACCATGCTGGATTGTGATGGAATTTTCCGAAATCATGCGTAATGACTTTGTTTTCTGATACTGCATCCCAGAACCAAACTTCACCTACAAGACCTCTCTCATTAAGCTGGAACGCTTCTACTACAACTGGTTTCTTTCTTACTTTCATGTATATCATTCCTTTCTGGGTAAAATAAAAGCACGTTTTCTCCTGTATCCCTTATAACGGGCAGTTCTACGTGCTTTGTTTAGGCGCTCGGTTAATAGCATACGTCTATGCATCCTTGGCCTCTATAGAGTTATCTGTGCCACATTGTTAAGAGGTGCGATAACTACATTTTGATTTAAACGGCTGATGAACGCAAGATAATACCTTTTAACATCATTTAATGGCAATCCTTTGCACTTGCCAACCGTGTATTTTCATTGGAGCCAAGGCGTAGATTGAACCACGCAGGGATGTGGTTTACGTACGTCTATTGACACATCCTTCGGCATACTGTTCTCGGCATGTCAGCAAATCTCAGGAGCATGGTGTTCTCAGGCTTATACCCTACTCCCACTCAGGAACCATACTTACCCCTTCATAATTTGCTTTTTTGGTTATTCCGCCACCAGGGTAACCAATATATCTAACAGGTATTCTCATTAGTATGAGGTCCTTCCCTGTTTTGATATTTTTTTAATTGTGACATACCGCCGTTAAGCCGTACCTACCCACGCATATGCCACTGGCGATTATTTGTACGAACAATCACCTTTAGGAAAGGTTGTTTAGCGATGCGTGCGTACACTTACATCGCAGGCCGTTTTTTTTGAACAAGAAGTATCTTCCTGTTCTTTCCATGCTATCATAATATCACGGAAAACCCTTTACTCAGTAAAGACTTTTATTTTTTCAACTGGCTTAGGACTGCTCTATTCATATCTGAATACATAGTAGGCTTACTTCGATTATGATTATACGCTATATCATCATGCTTTTTGTTTCTATCAATGTAACACTCTGTAATCATGTCGACCACCTCACCGTCAGCAATATTATTCAGCACTTTGTTAACAATCACTGTGTCGTACAGTAATGCAGCTCTCTCCAATAAAAGCTCATCCTTCTTTTCAACCAGATAGTGATCCCATACATGACTTGGGTCACCGGCATTCTCCATGATGACATCCTTCATCACGACTGAGCTTACTCCATACATGTCATTCATTATCTCATCATACTTCAACCGATTCGCTTCTATCTTAGACAAGTTTCTATGATAGTTCCGGCATTTGTTATAAAAGTCCTTGCAGATTTCTTTATCTTTCCGCTTCTCTTTCTTCGATTTCATCAATACACCTCTTCCAGATACTGCTGCAGCTCCTCTGCTGTGTAGAATAACAATAGGAGATTGGCTTCATGCAGAACATAAGCATCATAACCATTCACCCTTACTTTGTCGATTTCCACTTTATACTTTTTGGACAATAATGTCGTATACCTCATTCATTTCCCTCCTGTTCATCGCTCCATACAGGTTCGACATAAACAGCACCACCACATCCATAATGGTCAAGGCAGCATATTTTTATATACAGCACCAACAGCCTAGTCTGAAAGCTATTCGGATTTCTGACTACATAGCTTTTTGATATTTGATTTTCGTTATCGTCCTCCGCATAAATACGATATTTAATCACCATCATCACTCCAGTCTAACGATTGCCCACACTTATGACAGAAATTCAAACTATTCACGTTATACTTATTGGCAATGACTGTCTTACATTTCGGGCAGTATGTATGACCTGCTGCGTGCTTAGCAGGTTTGATTCCTGATGCACGTTCAACTAATGATTCCAGTGTCTCCAATCGCTTGATATTCTCTTTGCAATTTTTTTCTATTTCACATGCTGGCTCATATTTCAGTACGCTCCATAATTCGCCATATGCTTTCTGATAATCATTCATTCAGACTGTCCTCCAACTGCTTCCTGATAGATTCTATCTCTTTCTTGATGTATGCCGGTTCCTGATCATTCCAATTCAGCATATCGAGCATGTCATGTCGAATCGTGATAGCATACCCTGGACCATAACCATAGCTGAACCAGAAATTGATTTCTTTGTAAGGTGTCTTTTTGTACGCTCTCAGCTCACCACTCTGGTTTCTCGCAGCATAGC